CTCGGCGTCTTCTCCTACCGGAAACCTGTGCTTTAACACCTCTTCACAGTTAAACATGGCGAAGTGTGCGACTGTTGCCGACGTTAGATCAACGCCGTAGATTGCCCTTTCCTTCCCCCACTCATATTTAGTTGATGCCCAAGCTCGTATGGCTGGCTTGCGTGTGAACATTTGCTCAACGTGTTCTATCGGCATGCTGTTGAGCGTTACGAACTTAGTCCTGTATCGGTAGCTGTCTCTGTTGATGTACTTCTCATCTGCTGCATGTTGTGAATGTACACTGCCTGCTGGTGACCACTCCCAGCGTGCTGCTGCGAAGTCATTCAAGCTCATACGTTTGTACTTGAATCCGTGGCGGACACCCATGTTGAAGACAGATACTGCCTTGGCATATACGGTCTCTGGCGCTACATCAATGACATCAGGGTGTAGCCTGTGCTCTCTCTCCATTTGCCAATTTACTGCACCATACCCTCGGTTGACCAGCGTGTTCAACTCAAACAGCTCGGTGAGGTCCAGCATATCCCTGGAGTGTAATGCCTTCATCTTGACGGATACATCCTTAAGCCTGTCCATGGTCATACCTAAGTCGTCTGTCCATAAGTAGGAGCTGAATGTGACTATCCTCGCCTGTGTCAAGCCGGCTACGACTACATACAACAATGCTGATGATGCGAAGGCCTCTGTTACTCCTTTCATTGCCTTTAGATTCTCCATCATCGCCGTGAACAGTTCTCGACGCGATGGATCACGTCGGGCTATATCCCATATCTCCTCAGGCCGAAGATGAGTGTGATGTTCCCCACTCACCGCAGCTCGGTCAAAAATGCCTGGTACAACTTGCTTAATTTCAGATACAGTACGGGGGACTGTTGCAAAGAGCCTACGTATCATCTGTGCTTTGTTATTCTTCGTAAAGTCGTATCCGTCAACCTGCGAATAAGCAGCAGACACAGCCTGGCGTATTTCCGGTGGTAAAGTGTCAACGTTCGTGTTTACGTCAAGATAATACAACCTTACATCTCCTAAACGTTGGCTGTAAAGCCGCACAGATCCTTGACCTACGTTCAACATGGTCAACCCATACCAAGTGGAAGTATCGTACTCCACATGTACCAACACATGTGTGGCTTTTGATCTTGTCACCACAGACAAGTATGCACCTCCGACAGCAACAAATACAGGAATGAATTTGCTTGACGCTGCCCGTAGAGACCTCGGTGCTCTACGCCCACCATTATGAGCCCTAGCGGCTTTAGGCAGCGAC